ATGAAAGAAATCAATTTGCGGGATTTTTACCCGTGGTATAAAGAGGATGTCATTATCGAAGTCACCGAAGAAGTTGCGGAAGAATTGCTGGCAGGTCAGCGGTACATAAAGGCCATCCGCCGCCGTGTCTACCGCAATAAGGCGCACTTCTCGCTGGACGCCGAGGACGGTATCGAGTATTCCGCCTGCTTCTCTAACCCTTCGCCGCAGGAACTAATGGAGCGCATGGAACGGTTTGAATATCTCTGCCACGCTCTGAACAGTCTGCCAGACGCACAGGGCCAGCGGGTATTTGAACACTATCTGCTGGGCCACTCGGTCAAGGCGATTGCCGCCGCCGAGGGCGTGACGGAACAGGCCATTACCGCCGCTATCCGCCGAGGCTTGGAAAACATGAAAAAATATTTGAAAAATGTTCTGTGAGCCTGTTGTTTTTGATCTTCCAAGCGACACGGTTAATGAGAGGAAAAAACAATCCTCCTACAACTGAATAGCGGGCAACTTGGAGTACCCAGCAGGGAGCCAGGCAGCAGGTACGCAAAGACTTTTCCGTGAGGGAAACGAGCGATCACTACCCATGCCGCAGGTGGGGACAAGCCACCCCACGGCCACGATCTGCAACGGGCCGCAAGGGATAAGCTGGCGGCTTATCCGCTCCAACTTGCCGCACAATCCGGCGGGAGTGCTGGCGGAAAAATATCGTTGTCTTGTGACAGGCCAAACATACAGGGCCAGCACTCCCAGCTTTCTATGAAAGGGGCAAATAAAACTATGGGTGAAGAATGGAGCAACAACGCTTGCCGTGGCTATGTCATCAAAGCGATGGAAAACTGCGGCTTCCATGCAAAGGAAATCCAACAGGTATTGACCGAGCTCTATGAGGTCTTTGACTTCTGCGCTGTGGAAGAAGCGGCGGATTATTTTGAAAACTGGCAGTCCTGACCTCGGGCCAACTTGGCCCGAAGCGTAGAGAAACACAAAAGGACGGCACCGTTCTCTTGGTGCCGTCCTTTTGTGTTTCCCCACCGAGACAATGCGGGAAATATGCTGGCAGTCAACCCACTTTGAAAAGGAGGCTTCTATGGTGCAATCCGTTACTTATCAGAGCGAAACCAAGACCGTCCCTTTTCAGGGGAAAACCATTGTGCTGGAGAGTCTTACGCCGGTACTTTCCCCCAAGGAAAAGGAGAAACGGAAAAAAGAGATTGAACGCTGTTTGTATGATGTATTCAGCAAATACCGAGTGACCGGGGACAAACGGCACTAACGCTCCACAACATTGTTGTCCGGGGCTATCAATGGTATAATATACTTGTAGGTTGGTAGCTCCATTCCCACAGGAAAGGAGCCCAACATGAATATTAGAGAAGATGTAATTTATGCAAGACAGTCGGTAGACCGCAAGGACAGTATCAGCATTGAGAGCCAGATTGATTTCTGCAAGTATGAGTTGAAGGGAGGCAGTTGCCGGGTTTTCAAGGACAAGGGTTATTCGGGAAAGAACACCGACAGGCCCGAGTTTCAAAAGCTCCTTGGCGAGATCCGCAAGGGCAAGGTTCGCCGGGTAGTCGTTTACAAGCTGGATAGAATAAGCCGCTCCATTCTGGACTTCGCAAATATGATGGAGCTGTTTCAGGAATACGATGTGGAGTTTGTTTCCTCCACGGAGAAGTTTGACACCTCGACCCCAATGGGCCGGGCCATGCTAAATATCTGTATCGTATTCGCCCAGCTTGAACGGGAGACAATTCAGAAGCGTGTTACAGACGCTTACTACTCCCGGTGCCTGAAAGGCTTTCACATGAGCGGCCAAGCCCCCTATGGCTTTGAATTGGAGCCTACGGTGGTAGAGGGTATCCGCACAAAGATGATGGCGGCTGACCCCGTGGCCGCAAACCATGTGCGGCTGATGTTTGAAATGTATGCCGAGCCGGAAACCTCCTTTGGAGACATTACCCGATATTTTGAGGAACAGGGTATCAAGATTTATGGGAAGTCATTGACACGCCCCTTCTTGTCCCAGCTACTCCGAAACCCGGTCTATGCACAGGCCGATTTGGAATTGTACGAGTTCTTCAAAAGTCAGGGTGCGGTGGTAGTCAATGACGCCGCCGACTTTGCTGGGACAAATGGCTGCTATCTCTATCAGGGCCGGGATGTGAAGGAGGACAAGGACAAAAGCCTGAAAGACCAGATACTTGTGATTGCTCCCCATGAGGGCTTTGTACCCTCCGACATTTGGTTACGGTGCCGCAAGAAGCTGATGACAAACATCACCTTCCAGAACGGACGCAAGGCCCGGAACACTTGGCTGGCCGGGAAAATCAAATGCGGGAAATGCGGGTACGCTCTCAAAACGACCCACAACCCCTCCGGCTATGAATATCTGCGCTGTTCCAAACGGGCCGACCACAAGGGCTGTCCGGGGTGCGGTACGCTCCGCAAGAATGAATTTGAACAGTTCATTTTCACCGCTATGGGAGAAAAGTTCCGGGAGTTCAAGCTACTCCGGGGCGGCGAAGAAAAGGCCAACCCGAAGATCACCGCCTATCAGGTGGAGCTTGCACAGGTTGAAGCCGAGATTGAAAAACTGCTTGATACGCTGACCGGGGCCAACGCCACCTTGCTTGCCTACGCTAACAAGAAAATCGAGGACTTGGACAACCGCCGCAAAACGCTGTCCAAGGCGATTGCAGACCTGTCCGTTGAAACGCTGTCCTCCCAGCAGATTGAATTGCTGTCCGGTTATCTGGACGATTGGGAGAACATCAGCTTTGAGGACAAAAGGAAAGCCGCTGACGGCCTGATTTCATCAATTAGCGCAACCAGCGACTATGTAAAGATAGAGTGGAAAATATGACCTATTTTCCACTCCGTCAAACCACTTGTTTCTTTATACCGCTTGTAGCCCCTTGTAAACCGTTGCTTATAAAATCAGAGCAATCTTTTTGGTGTCTAAGCAAATCGGACTCGTCAATTTCCTTCTGAACAAAACTGACTTGCTGTCCATTGAAGTAAAGCATTCCATTATAATAAACTAAATCGCGTGGATCGGCTAAAATTGCAGTAATTCCATGTTTTTTATACTCTTGAACATAGAGCATATTTTCTTGAAAGTCATTGTTATCACGGAAATTAACAATTGCAATCACTGGGGAGGTGCTTGTGTTATCTACTGAAGGAAAGACATATTTCATATGGGATTTCATATATGACTCTGTTTGAGCTGAAATCAGGTTTTTATAACTTAAGCTGTAATTTCGAGAGATATCGCGATAAGGTGAAAGTGATAACAGACTTTCATTTACGACCATGTCTTTTCGCATCCCTGCAGAACCATCACAATTTATCTCACATAGCATTGGCTGCGAGTCCCGAAACAACAAATCTATACGTGCACATGGCAGCGGAAATTGAGTAGGTTGAGCTGCCATAATAAACTGATGCAGCAAACAATCAAAATCGTAGAATTGCTGTATCCTACGATCAACTAAGTACGACTGAATAACCTTTTGGGCGATACTCAGAAGTGTAGAAGAGAACAGCTTATATTTTCCCCAGTCATTTGTAGAATAAAAATGTGGCTTAAGAAGATATTTTATAAAACGCGGATTCCGATATTTCTTACATTCATTATCGATAGTAAGAATCGAGCTTTTATATTCTTCAGGAAGATCGCGGCTATGCAATTCTATAAAATTGGAAGTGTGTGTATATATTTTATCCACGGTGAGCTCCTTTCGCTTAAGTCGCTAATATTATGTTAATCATCAACGGATGATAGAAGATTAATTGAAATTATTAAACCCATCAGTATGGAGAAAACGTTTACGACTCATCAAACCATAAATTGTATCTATAACCATATAGCTGGCCATTTGACATAATGTAAATCTTCAAAGGGTGTGAGTGTGGCAGAATAAGCGGATTAGCAGTAATTTGACCTGTTACCTGTGCAATCATTTCGTTATTAAAATTCGCTTTTTGCATGTTCCCGGCATATGAAAAACTATAATCCTTTCCCCATAATAATGAAAACCCTAATATGCAGGGATCATTGAGTCGCTTTTTTGACTTGATCGTAATGGTAATAGTATTTGATTCTCCACATTTACAGGATAGGCTATCTAGCGATAATTCAAGGCCACTACTTAGTATATATGGCTCGTCAGATACAACACCACATTTTTCACAATAGCAATGTAGGCGGGCATACTCTTTATAGTAGGGATGTATGTATTTGGCGTAGAATGCTTCGCCGCCGCAGGCAGGACATTTGCCAAACCTAAGTGGTGTTGCACTATCTATTTTATAGCCATTCTCATAGCAGAACTCTTCCCAGCGAAATCCTGTAGCATGAGCCTTGGATATAAGCGCATCTATCATTAGCTCAGATTGTTGCGCTACATTATCTTTAAGTCGGATGATTTGGGAGTATAATACCGTTTCATCATTTGCATAGCTGCTATTGATGCCATGATAGTTTTTGTGAATTTTTTTTATTCTGCTTTGCAAATCGGTATTTAGCCGATCTACCGTATTGTTTAATCTGAGATTAAAATCAAAAGCTTGCTTGAGAAAGGAGGCGGAACTAATGATCGAGAAGTCAATTGCTGCAATCTGGAAGTCAAATTCCATAGAAGGAATATCTTCGCACGAAAATAAATCTAAGTACCAACCATGTTCATTATATCCAAACAGCTTGTACATTTTATTGACAAATGTATTGTCAGACAAAATGAAACATGCATAATTCAAATAGCAACTAAGATCCTGGTTGCTGAAACCGTGAAGGTATACCCGAATGATGCTAATATCAGGCCTATCGACTGAAATCTTTATTTCCTTATTTTGGGTGAAATCATATTCAGCTTCGAACATTTTAGCGCGATCGCCCATTTTGATGTTTGGATTTCCTATTAACAAAAAGTTCCACGCGTGGCTTATGCAATAGTTTTCATTGACCATATTTAATATTGCAACAATCTCGCCTAATGTAAGACTACATTCGAGCAGTCGAATATAGTAAATATTTAGCGGCTCAACGCCTTGGGCAGTAGTCAACGTACCAATTACACTACGCGCATATCCAGCGAGGAAACCATATAATATTGTGTAGTTTTTTGAGAACATGGAAGTATGAGGTTTTACGCTATTGCAAGAAAACAAAAACAAATTTTCTATTGGAAGGTCACGCGCCAATATCCGCTTTGACCCAGGCTCAAAGCATTCCCCACAATAGCTACATGCCGGATGGTGTTCCGTCATAGAATCAACGTTATGATAATCGTTCTTGCCACATATAACATTGAGGTTTGCAAGCCAAAATAAATCATCACGTCCATGCCCTAGGAAACTGCCCACTTTACAGAAGTGAGTATTAAAGTATTTATGAATATTCTCTAGAGTGGCCGAGTCTTGATTGTAGATTGTAAGGTTACTTTGCCTGGAATATTCGGGAACCTTTTTGTTTAATATTCTCAAAAGGGACAGCTTATCTTTGTATTCAATCAGATTATAACATAAATCTTTAGTGACCATATGCATGAGTAAATCAGCATTGCCGCATGGGAAAAAGCCAACATTTTGCCTTGGTACACAAGCTGAAATCACATTGTGTATTTCGAACATTTTTTTTAGCGAAAAAAACTCTGATGGCATAAATATGATATAGGAGTTATCGCTAGAATGTTTGAGAAACTCAACTAATGAACGAAATGAATCCAATATCGTAAAAGGCGCGGTTAATTTTGTAGCATAGTATTCACCTATGAGTTCTTCAAACTTACTTAGGCAACATAAAATCACCATATCGGGTGCCGAGCACTGAGGATGCTCGCTCCGAGTCCCATTTAGGATAGCATCAAGCGTATCAATGTAGGCCGGATTGTTTGGAATAGGATAAGAACTACATGAAATATCCGAAGCCATGAAAGACCTAAAGTCGTCATATCCGTCAATAATGGTGTAAGCTTCCATCCACATTTCTCCATTCAGGGGGGGTCCGTGTCGCTTAATGCGATTACTCCTTAACAGCAGCTACTTGACAAAAACTATAACTATCGAACCTATTATTCATTCAAGTTATTTAATAAAATTATACCTTTAAAAACGGGTTATATCAATAGTTTTATGAAAATGGTGTGAACAGCATGACAAATTTGTCACGTTCCCATTTACAGCATCCTCATATAGAATAATATCACAAAATGTAAAGGAACGTGGTATATGCAAAAAGTATTGGCCCGATACGTCCTATGCGATCTTTTGAGAAAACAGTTTAATGGGAACAAAGCGCAGATGGCCCGGCAGCTGGACTTATCAGTCCGGACAGTTTATCGGATTTTGAACGGGGAAGAGGTGGAGCACAATGGGAACACTGCCTTGAGCCGTGCGCTTGATTATTACATTGAACACAGGATCCCACTTGAAAGCGCGTTTCACGACTTCATTATAGAAAACGATACTTCCGGTAAAATACTGGAGATCTTGCCCAAACAATATAGGGAGTTACTGGTAAAAACGACAACACTCAGCATTGATTGAAGAAGGAGGAAGCCATGACGCTGTTACCTGATCTATTTGATTTTGCGTATATTCCTAATTGGCATGAACAGCTTAATGAACTAGCGGCACTGGCCCTGCCGGAGCCATGGCGATTCAAAAACCCGAGCTACCAAGGTAAGAATTTAGAACACCCCATCCTAGAAAGGTACATACAAAGCGTTTTCCGAAAACAAGTCATCGACTATAATTCTGAGCCAGATCCCGACTATAAACCACGCTACCTTTATATTGCCAACGAATATGCTTGTTTTCACACAGGACTCTACACTAAGCGCTATAAACCGATTTACGGCTGCTTCAGCCGCAACAAGCGGCAGGACAGTATGTTGAATTGGTATCTGCGCGGGTTTGCCGACGAGGTATCTCCCTGGCTTCGTTACCTTTCCCCCTTGCCGGACAAGCCTCTCTACTATATGCCGCAACTCGGTATAAATTACTTTCCCGACTGGCCGATCCGTGTCAATGTCGATCATATTTTGTGCGATCCCGCAAATATGGAGCGTTTGCCGCAAGAAATCCGTACCGCACGCAATCTGCCCCTTCTCTTGGAAACGGCTGTTGAACTGGCGCGCAGAAGGGCAGAGGTGACGCCGGGCCTTATTGCGGCGCAGGTGTATCAGCAAAGAGTGCAATACCTTCTGCCTTTATGCCTGCTGGATATGGAGAGGCCGGATATCGCCATGACGCTCACCGTTATGGACGGCTACTATCTCGGCATCACCTGCCTCACGCTTGAGATGGCATATCAAAACGCGAGATTGCTGGCGCGGCCCTCCGCGCCTTGGCTGGTCGAACTCGTGGAATAACTGCCGCGAGAATATAGGTTGCCGCGCCGCGCTGTAAAAAGCAGTGCGGCGGTAACAATATAATAATTTAGCCCGATGGGCGGCACTTAGTGCTGCTTGTCGGGCTTTTTCGTTTGTTTTAGGCTAAGTGCCGGCCTGTCGGGCTCCGAAAGGAGCTTGACGCATGAAAATCCGATATGAGGACGCAGAAGGCAAGGTCATTGAGCTAGATGTTTCCACTGAGGTAGGGACGTTTTATTTGGCCGCCGTCGAAGCAGAAAAAAAGAACGACCGCAGGAACATGCGACCCGACCGGCACACGCCGCTATCTGCCTTCGACTATGAAGGCTCGGTCTTTGACGCAGGAGTAGATGTGGCAACGGAAGCCCTGCGGCGGATCGAGGCCGCCGCATTGAACGAAGCCATAGCGTGCCTGTCTCCCCGCCAGAGGGAGCTGGTTTCAAAAGTTTACTTTGAGGGTCGTTCTCTGGTGAGTATCGCCGCCGACGAAGGTGTTGGAGAGAGTGCCATCCGTGACCGTATGAAGCGGATTTGCAAAAAACTCAAAAAACATTTGGAATAGACCCTGCGATTTCACCTCTGCCGTGGCTAATAGTGAGGGCCATGGAAAAGAGCCCTTAGAAAGAGGTGAAAGGCCATGAACCACAGTCTAAAAATCCGCATTGGCAAAGCGCCTCCCCCGGGCGGCGTTGTCCAATGCAAAACCGTGACCCTGCGGGAACGCCTGCTTGGACGGCTCTTTGGCGCGCCACGCCGCATTATGGTGATCGTGCCCGGTAACAGCGTGAAAGAGTTAGACATCCGTGAAGTGCCGGAAACGGAGGGCGGTAACTGTGCCTGAGGTGAAGCCTGCGCTCCCCATGCCGGTCAAAGCAACGCCTTACCGGCATCAAATTGAAGCGTTCAACTTTGTGTGCAGATTGTTCGGCCTGCTTGCGGGAGGTGATGCGGATGGAGAAAGTCAAGGTGACGTGCAGCCTGTGCGGCAAGACCCTTCTCAAGCCGAAAAGCCGCGTCCGTGAGAACAACTTCTGCTGCGCATTACATTGCCAGCAATGGAACGCCATACGCCTCACGGAGTATAACCGCACGGCTAACTCACTCAATAAGCTAGGCGGCGCGGTATCCTCCCGCAAAAAGCACCGGGAGAAATTTTCCGGCACCGGCGAAGGCAAGGCTTACCGGAAGTTTTATGGCAGGCATGAGCACCGGGCGGCTGCGGAGGCCATGCTGGGTAGGCCCTTGCATCCCGGCGAGGTGGTACATCACCGGGACGGCAATAAGCTGAACAACGATCCCATGAATTTAGAGGTACTGCCCTCTCAGGCGGAACATACCAAGACCCAGCCCCGCGACGGCAAAGGCAGGTGGCGCAAATGAGTCTCACCCACAGTACCGGCGCGGCCCTACTCATGGAAATGGGGACAGGCAAGAGTTTGACCGCTATCGCCGTCACCGGCGCTCTGGCAAACGCTGGCCGGGTTCACCGGGTGCTGATCGTAGCCCCACTCTCCATCCTCGGCGTATGGGAGGATGAATTTCAGAAATTCGCGGACTTCCCGTATTGCCTCGCGGTTCTCTCCGGCAGCAGTGCCAAGAAGCTGGATATCCTCCGGCATATGACCGCGACCGCCCTACAGGTGGTTGTCGTGAACTATGAGAGCGCATGGCGTTTGGAAAAGGAGCTGGCTGCATGGAGGCCGGAGCTGATCGTCGCGGACGAGGGCCACAAAATCAAGACCCACAATATTTCGGCCAGCAAGGCCATGCACCGGCTGGGAGCAAAGGCCGGGTATCGGCTGCTGCTGACCGGCACCGTTATCACCAACAAGGCTATCGATGTGTTCAGCCAGTACAAATTCGTGAACCCAGCCATTTTCGGACACAGCTTCTATGCCTTCCGAAACCGCTACTTCGATATGGTGGGCTATGGCAATCATACGCCGGTCTTAAAGAAAGCAATGGAGGCCGAGCTGACGGAGAAGATGCACAGCGTGGCCTACCGGGCCACAAAGGCGGAATGCCTAGATTTGCCGGAAATCACGGATATGATGCGGCTGGTGGAGTTGGAACCTTCCGCCCTGCGGCTATACCAGGGCCTTGTGAAAGAGAGCTATGCGGAGCTTTCCTCCGGCGAGGTAACGGCAACGAACATATTGACCCGGCTCCTCCGGCTTTCCCAGCTTACGGGCGGCTTTCTCGGCAATGATGAAAGCGCCGCTGTGGAACAGGTCAGCGCGGCCAAGCTGGCGGCGTTGGAGGACATTCTGGACAGCGCAATGGCCGAGGGCAGGAAGCTGGTGGTTATCGCCCGCTTTCTCCCTGAAATCCGGGCTATCTGCAAGCTGCTGGAAAAGCGTGGGGTTCGATACTCAATCATAACCGGCGAGATAAAAAACCGCGATGAGCAGGTAGCACAATTTCAAAATGAACAGGAGGTTTCCGTGTTTGTGGGACAAATCGCCACGGCAGGCTTGGGGATCACCCTCACCGCCGCCAGCACGATGGTGTTCTACTCATTGGATTACAGTATGAGCAATTTTGAACAGACCAAGGCCCGTATCCATCGCGTCGGGCAAAGCGAACCATGCACCTATATCTTCCTCCTTGCCAAAGGCACCGTGGATGAAAAGGTGCTGCGGGCGCTAAAAAGCAAGGCTGACCTTGCAAAGACCCTTGTTGACGATTACCGCAGCGGCCTCAACCCGTTTGTGGCATAGGAGGATTGTAATGGACTCCAACATTATGTTCGAGCTGGCTGACCGGCTGCGGGAACTGCGCGAGGAAAAAGCCGCCGCCGAGCTTCGGCTCAAGGAACTGTCCGCTGAGATCGACGAGGTGGATTATCGCCTCTCCGAGCTGATGGCGGAAACCGAAACGCAGAACTTTACCCGGCAAGGCCTTATGTTCTGCCTGACAACCAAGACGCGCGCCTCAGCAATGGCTGGGCGCAAGGAGGAGCTGTTCTCCGCCCTCCGGGCAGAGGGCTATGGCGATCTCGTTTACGAAACGGTCAACGCAAATAGCCTCTCCGCCTTTGTAAAAGAGCAGATTGCGGAGAACGGTGATACCATCCCCGACTGGCTGAACGGGCTGGTCAACGTCTTTGAAAAAACCACGGTTGGCGTTCGCAAAAGCGTCAGATAATCAAGGAGGATTTCAAAAATGAGCAAAGAGCTTACCACCACAAGCGGCTTTATGCAGCTTGCTGACTTCAATATGAGCGCCACCATGGCCGAGGAATTAAACGGTCTCGAAGGAGGCTTTGACCGGGTGAAAATCCCATCCGGCGGCAGCACTATGTTCGAACTGCCGGCCGATACCGACGACGAGCCGGAAACCGTGAAGGAGTTTTCGGCGGTCATTCTCTATCACCATCCACTCCTGCAATACTACCGCGAGAAGTATACGGGCGGCAGCAATCCTCCCGACTGTGGCTCCTTTGACGGCGTGACCGGCGAGGGCGATCCGGGTGGCGCTTGCGCCAAATGCCCGCTCGCACAGTTTGGCTCCGGCGAAAATAACGGCAAAGCCTGCAAGAGCCGCCGCCGTGTATTCCTGCTGCGTGAGGGCGAGATATTCCCGCTGATCCTCTCCCTGCCCACCGGCTCCCTTAAAGAGTTCACGCGCTACATCAAGCGGCTGCTCAGCAAGGGCAAAAAAAGCAATATGGTCGTGACGCGCTTCACGCTCAAGAAGGCAATAAACGCCAGCGGAATCGCCTATTCGCAGGCGCAGTTTACTGTAGATCGCCCTTTAACCGGTGAGGAGCAGGCGTTGATTAGCGGTCTGACGGAGCAGGTCAGGGGATATAGCCTCCACATGGGTTTTGAAGCGGACGAGTCCGCCGAGGCGGTGATTGACCCGGATACCGGCGAAATCATTGAACCGCTGAACTGACAATATTGCCCGGAGCGGGAGTGGAGGCTTTGCCTCCCCTCCCATATGCCGGGTTGGAAGGAGCCGATATGAATTATACCTGCGTAACAACGCTGAAAAAGATACGGGACTATTTGGCTGGGGCCGCCATCGTGGCCTTCGACTTTGAAACCTCGCCCACAGAGGAATACCGATCCGAGGATCGTGCCGCGCTGGACGCGCACAAATCGGCCATTACCGGCGTGAGCTTTTCGGTATCCGAAGGCAGCGCCATCTATGTGCCGCTGCGGCACCGGGCCGGGCGCAATATCCAAAAGCCGGAGATGGTCATGGACTATCTGCGGACGGCGGTATTTGAGAACGCAGCCATTATCAAGGTGGCCCACAATCTCGCCTTTGAGGCCATGTTTCTCTATGCCCTCGGCGTGGTGGTGCAGCCGCCCTGCTATGACACCATCGCGGCGGCGCAGCTTACCCTGAAAAGCAACACCCAGTTCCGGGGCCTTTCGGACAGCGGCCTCAAAACCCTTGTGCCGCAGCTTTTCGATACGGAGTTGCCGGACTTTGAAACCGTGACAGGCGGTCACGCTTTCGACGAGCTGAACCCGCAGGATGCGGAAACTGTGCGCTATGCCTGCGCCGACAGCGACTATGCCTTACGGCTCTATCACCTGTTCAACGGCTGGTTCGACAAATACCTGCCGAAGCACCGCGTTATCGTGGAGCAGGTCGAAAGCCCTACGGCGGTCTATTGCGGCCTCATGCGCTACAACGGACTGCTCATGGACAGGACGGCTATGGAGCAAAAACAGGCGGAGGCCGAGGCGCGCCTTTCAAAAATCCGAGAGGAGATCGCCTTTATCATCGGCGACGTGGAGATCGGGGCCAACGCCTCCACCTCCGCTTTCAAAAGTTATCTTTACAATGACCTCGGCCTGCCGGTGGTGAAAACCACGGCCAAGTATCAGGAAGCGGCGGATGATGAGGCCATGATTTTGCTGGCGGAATGGTGCCGGGAAAATCGTCCGGAGCTTACCCGGCTCTTTGAACTGGTGCAGGAATACCGGCGCTGGGGGAAAATCAAGGGAACCTATCTGGACGGTTATCTGCGGCATATCAACGCCGCCACGGGCCGTATCCATCCTGACCTTATGCCCCTCGGTACGGAAACGGGCCGTTTTGCCGCGCGAAATCCCAACATGCAGAACTGCCCGCGCAAGGACAATGATCCCATCGGTATCCGCTCCATGATTGTGGCACCGGAGGGCTGCATCCTGCTCTCGCTGGATTTTTCGCAGATTGAGCTGCGCGTCGGGGCCTTCTACTGCCGGGATGAAAAAATGCTGGAAACCTACCGTGACGGCGGGGACATTCACGCGCAGACCACCTCGGTCATTTACAACATCCCCTTTGAGCAGGCGGCGGATAAAAGCGCCGAACATTACAAGGAGCGCCGGACGATTGCGAAAAACTGCAATTTCGGCGTATTCTTCGGACTGTTCCCGCGCGGCCTGCAAAGGACGCTGAAATTCAAGGCGGGGTTGGATGCCTCCATCACCGACTGCGAGAAGATCATTGCAAACCTGAAATCAGGGTATCCGCAGCTTGCGCTCTGGCAGGAGGTCGCAAAGCGGCAGGCCGCCGCGCGCCGGTATTCGGAAACGTGGCTGGGCCGCAGGCGCTATCTGCCGAACATTACCTCCGAGGATTGGGGAAAGCGCAGCTTTGCCGAGCGGTGCGCTATGAATACGCCGATTCAGGGCACGGCGGCGGATATTTTGAAGCTGGCGCTTGGCCGCCTGATTGTGAAGCTGCCGCAATATCCGTGGCTGCGGCCCCTGCTGCAGATCCATGATGAGCTGGTGTTTGAGCTGCCCGCCGACAAGGTAGAGGAAGCGACGGCGCTGATCCGTTCTTGCATGGAGGCCAAGCCTTTCCCGGAATTTGACGTGCCGATCATTGCCGAGGAGGCCTTCGGGCCGAGCTTCGGCAGCTTGGCGGAAATGGAGCGAGCCTATGAGCCATGTGAATTTATATAACGCGGAGGGCTATCTTGACCCGACCGCCTATGAAGCCTTGACCCGCATCGAGCAGGAGGCGAAAAAGACCGCATTTCGACCGCTGGTGTTCATCTCCTCGCCTTTTGCCGGGGATACCCAGCGCAACACGAAACGGGCGCGGGGCTTCTGCCGGTTTGCGGTGTCAAAAAACTGTATCCCCGTCGCGCCGCATCTCCTGTTCCCTCAATTCATGGAGGAGGACGATCCGGCCCAGCGCGACCTCGGCATCTTTTTCGGCATGGTGCTCATGAGCAAGTGTCAGGAGGTGTGGGTATTCGGGCGCAACATCACAAAGGGCATGGCTGTTGAGATTGAAAAGGCCAAGCGGCGGGGTCTGCCCGTCCGATATTTCAGCGACCGGTGCGTGGAGGTGCTCGCTCCATGAGGAAAGCCTTAAACATCCCGCTGGAAGAATTTCTCCGCCCGTTTTTTGACCCTGCAGAGAAGGTCTGCCTGCGAATATTTGACGATAGAAAGACAGGAACCTTCAAAGGGGCCAAGCTGGAAGCAGCGGCGGGCAAAATCGCGGCCGTCGCTGACACCCTACACAAGCACAACGAGAAACACCGGGGTATCTATTTTGTGGTGAACTTCGGCGGCCATGAGGATACGGAGATCACCCGAATCAACGCACAGTTTATGGAGTGCGACGAGTTGTCTTTGGAGGAGCAGCTCCGGCAGATCGAGGCGTTTCCGCTGGAGCCGTCGCTCATTGTAAAAACCCGCAAATCCCTGCATACCTACTGGCTCATCAAGGACGGCGATGTGGCAGCCTTCCGCCGGGTACAGAAGCGCCTTGCAGCGCAGTTTCACGGAGACAAAACCTGCGTCAATGAGAGCCGCGTCCTCCGTCTGCCGGGCTTCTACCATTGCAAAGAGGAGCCGGTCATGGTGGAGTGTATTCATTTCCGCCCAGAGCTTCGCTATACGCAGACTGAACTGGAAGCGACGCTCCCTGTGGTAACGGACGAGCCTGCCGGAGTGGTACCGGCCACGGTCAAGGGTACCCGCAAGGGCCTCATGCTGGTACAGCGGCGATGCGCGTTTATCCAGCATTGCCGGAACAACGCGGCCTCCCTCTCGGAGCACGACTGGTATGCCATGATTACAAACCTCTCCGTTTTCGAGGGCGGCGATCAGGTCATCCATCAATACTCGGCGGCCTATCCAAAGTACACGGCCGCTGAAACGCAGGACAAAATCGATCACTTCCTCGCCAGCGGCACAAAGCCCATGACCTGCCGCACCATTGCGGAAAAGGGCTTCAACTGCCCGAAGCTGGCGACGGGGGAATGTGGCTGCAAGGCCCCTGCGGCCCTGTGCTTTCAGGCTCTGACCGTAGAGGAGCTGCGCGAGGCCCTTTCCGTCCAGCCGGTGGGCGCTTCCGCTGTGGAAAGCATGGCCGTGGCGCGGGATTTCGTCAAGGACTATCTCTACAACATAGAGCCGGTGGTGGCGGCCACTTTCCTTGAATACGAGCTGCGGGAACACTTCGGCATCAAAACCGGCGCAGCAAAAACTCTTGTTTCCTATCACCGAGAGTTATACAAGGAATACCGGCAGCACAAGGAAACCCGGCGTGAGGCCGAAGGAGCCGAACTGCCGGATTGGTACGAGCCGACCGAGCGCGGAGGGCTTCGTTTCATTTCCGGCCTGTTGGCAAATCATCTGGCGGAGCAGGTCAACGCCTTTTACGGCGCAGGCAGCTATTTTCGCTATGAGGGCGGCGTTTACCGGCCCAGCGAGGATTTGTGGGCGGCGGCGAAGGTGCGGGAGCACATGCTGCCGCGCTATGCCTCTATGCAGGCCATCAACGACACCGTAGGCCAATGGCGTATGCTTATTCAGAAGCCGGTGCGGGAGATCAACTGCAACGCCTTCATCCTCAATCTGCAAAACGGCCTTTACAATGCGCTGGACGACAGCTTCAAGGCCCATACGCCGGACTATATCTCCACGGTGCAGATCGGGGCCAGCTATGAGCCGGGCGCGGCCTGCCCGCGCTTCGCGGAATTTTTGCGGAGCATGATTCACGAGGAGGAAATCCCCCTCATACAGGAGATATTTGGCTATCTGCTGGTGCCTGTGAATAAGGCGCAGAAATCCTTCGTATTTGTGGGTGCGCCCAACGCAGGGAAATCGACGCTGCTCTCCGTGGCGCAGGAAATCCTGCTGGGCGCGGATAATGTGTCCAACATCCCGTGGCAGGGCCTCGGCGACCGCTTCAATAAGGCGGAGCTGTTCGGCAAGCTGGCAAATATCTTCGCCGACCTGCCCAGCCGGAGCATTGACGATAACGGTATGTTCAAGGCGCTCACCGGCGAGGACTTCATTACCGCCGAGCGGAAGAACAAAGACCCCTTCTCTTTCCGGCCCTATGCCCGACTGCTGTTTTCCTGCAATGAGATACCGCGCAATTACGGTGACCGCTCGGACGGCTTCTACCGCAGGCTCCTGATTATCCGCTTCGACCACTCCGTGCCCAAGGCGCAGCGTGACCCGAATCTGCGGGAAAAGCTCATTGTGGAGCGCAACGGCATCCTCATGTGGGCCATTGAGGGCTTGAAGCGCCTGATCGCCAACGGCTATACCTTCACGGAAACCGAGGCCACGCAGGCGGAGCTGCGCCGCTACAAGGTAGAGAGCAACAGCGCCCTGCTGTTCGTGGACGAGTGCTGCGAGCTGAACGAGGAGGCGGAATATCCACGCGAGGACTTGTTCCAGCAATACCGGGATTACTGCAATAAAAACGGGCTGAAATCCATGTCGCAGGCCAACTTCAATAAGGACGTGGAGTCTATCAGCCCGTCAATTACCCGTAAAACCGACCGTTTGGGAAAGCGCCGCATATGGCGCGGCCTGCGGTATCAGGACTGATTTTTGACAGGATTTGACGGGCATTTGACAGGTCTGAAACAGGCGAAAAGCCTTGCTACATGGGCATCCGGACGCTTTTGACGGCTTTTTTGTATTTCTTGCATTGAACCAGATAGGTAAAAGAATATATAGCAAAAAAGAGAAAAAATTTAGAAATATATAAAGAAGTGGGAAATCGCCGTCAAATCCGTCAAGCTGTCAAATCGAAAGAAAGGCGCGCATATGGAAAAAGACATCGTGGCCGCGATCCTGCGGCATTTGAAAGCCCGGCCCCGTTGCTTTGCATGGAAAACCCACGGCGGGATGTACGGCACGGCGGGTATCCCGGACATCATCGCCTGCATAGACGGCAGGTTTTACGCTTTCGAGGTCAAGCAGCCCGGTGGGCGGCTTACCCGATTGCAGGACGTAACGCTCAACAAAATTAAGGCCGCTGGCGGCGTTGCTGTCATGGTGACTTCGGTGGATGAGGTCAAACAGGCGCTGGCGGAGAAAGGAGCAGCACAATGACGGCAAAAGAATATCTCGGGCAGGCTTACCGCCTCGACCAGCGCATCAACAGCAAAATCGAACAGGTCTCCTCTTTGAACGAACTGGCGACCAAATGCACGACATCCCTCACCGGGATGCCCCGCAACCCCAACCACGCCACTTCCCGCATGGCGGATGTGGTGGCGAAGATCATCGACCTGCAGGCGGAGATCAACCGCGACATCGATACGCTGGTGGATCTGAAGCGTGAGATCGTTTCCGTCATCAAGGGCATCGAAAACCTTGAGTTCCAGACTCTTCTGGAGAAACGGTATCTGTGTTTTCTTACCTGGGAGCAGATCGCCGTGGACATGGGATACGACCTGCGCTATCTCCACAAGCTCCATAATCGGGCGCTCATGGAAGTGAAAGTCCCCGTCCTCCAGTAAAGAGGACACTAAAAGACATCGAAAGACACCCCGGCCCTGTGATATCATTATAATTGCCAAGAGCATAGGGAGAAGCCTTCGCGGGAGAAATCCTGTGGGGGCTTTTTTTGCCCGGAAGGAGGTGCATCGATGCCAAGAAAACCAAAGCGGCCCTGCTCTTCCCCCGGCTGTCCCAGGTTGACCGACGGCCGCTACTGTGAAGAACACGCCAAAGCCGAAGCCAAACGCTACGAGAAGTATGACAGAGACCCCGCTGTACGCCGTAGGTATGGGCGCGCATGGAAACGTATCCGTGACAGCTATATACAGCAGCACCCTCTGTGCGAGAAATGCGGGGAGACCGGTAAGCTCACGCCAGCCGAAGAGGTGCATCACAAGCTGCCGCTCTCGCAAGGCGGAACACACGAACAGAGAAATTTAATCGCTTTGTGTCAACCCTGTCACTCAAAGATCCACGCTGAACGTGGCGACAGATGGCACAACAAATAAGCGGACTGTGCTGATGTTCCGTGCACAGCTCGCTTATGTTGAGTATGACCTACTTTTTGAAGAGGTCGGAATGTGTGCCGGTATCTACAAGAGTCAAAGTCAGAATGTCGTTTTCGATCAGGTAGATGAGAAGCCAGTCAGGTTTGACGTGACATTCCCGGAATCCGGCGTAGTTACCTGACAGACCGTGGTCGCGGTACTTTTCATCAAGCTGCTTGCCCTGACGCAGCAGATCGACTACCTCGTCCAGCGCAGAGGGGTCAAGACCACGTCTTTTCATCAGCTTGTAGCTTTTTTTATAAGCCGTGGTGAATTTGACCTGGTACATCAGTCGTCAAGCGCCGCTCTGAGTTCTTCCATGCTGGCATATCCTTTCACGTCAGGGTCGCGGGATATACGTCTTGCTTCCGCCATTGCGTTCAGCGTCTGTGCGCTGTACTGTGGTACCTCGACCGCAAACGGTAGCCCGCCGCGGAGGACACACTGATGAAGAAACAGATTTACTGCGGAGGACATATCCAGGCCAAGATTGGCAAAAAGATCATTCGCCTGGGCTTTGATGTCCGAATCAATACGGACTTGAGTGGGAGTTGTAGCCATATGATCATCTCCTTTCGACCCTACTCATATTATACGCACTTTGGTTTACGTTGTCAATCATATAGACAACAATTCAAAAAAGCGTTAACAACCATAGTATGCCCTAGGGGACGGTCAAATCTCCGGGCCCTTTATCCCGTGCAACGGGCGTGGGGTCGCGTGTTGAAAATCGCATAAGTTTCCGGGGGAATAGCCCACAGAGTGAAGGAGGTGTAAAAACATGGGGCAGAGGGGACCTAAACCTGGCTCCGGCGGCAGACCGAAGAAGCCGATCGTGGATAAGATCACAGACGGCAATCCCGGCAAGCGTCCATTGACCGTCATTGATTTCAAAGGCAATGCGGCGGATCTGGAAGGCGAGGCGATGCCCAAGCCAACCGAGTTCCTTTCTGCAAAGCAAAAAGACGGCTCCACGCTTTGCGCCGCCGAGATATATGAAACTGTGTGGAAATGGCTGTCTGACCGAGGATGCGCCGCCATTGTTTCCCCACAGCTCATGGAACGTTTCGCTATGGCGAGCGCCAGATGGATCCAATGCGAGTCCATCACCAGCGAGCTGGGCTTTTTAGCAAAGCATCCCACTACGGGCGCGGCGATCCAATCGCCCTATGTGGCTATCGCAAACACCTACATGACGCAGGCCAACCGCCTGTGGTCAGAGATTTTCCAGATCGTCCGTGAAAACTGCACCGGCGAATACAACGGTGCGATTCCCCATGATGACGTGATGGAGCGTCTGCTCCTCGCAAGGAAAGGAAAATAAGCGATGATCGAAAAAGTCAGTCCGTGCCACCCGGATAAGGTGGCGGACAGAATCGCGGGCGCAATCGTTGATCTCGCGTATGGCGTGGAAGCCGACCCCAAAATCGCTGTAGAGGTTCTTATAGGTCACGGCGTGTGCCACGCGATTATTGAAACCACAGCCGATATATCCGAAGCGGACATAGCGGCTGGAATATTCAGAATCGCGGGTGCGGTTCGTGCGGATATCCGTATCGTGCCGCAGGACAAGCGGCTCACGGACAATCAGAAGCATGGCTTCCGCTGCGGCGATAATGGCGTGTTCAAAGGGATGCCGCTGACATTCGAGCAACGGGAACTCTCCCAAACCGCCCGTGAGATTTACGCAAAGTACCCTTTTGACGGCAAGTACATCATGGACGGCAGCAGGCTCATCATCTGCCAAAGCAACGCTCCGACCGCATCGCTGCGCGAGTTGTATCCGACAGCGGAGATCAACCCGCTTGGCGACTGGACGGGCGGCACAGATGTGGACACGGGCGCGACAAACCGCAAGCTGGGTTCAGATATGGCGGACTCTGTCACAGGCGGCGGTCTGCACGGCAAAGACCTCTCGAAAGCCGATGTGTCCGTAAACATCCACGCCTTTTTGAAAGCACAGGAAACGGGAAGGTCCGTGGCGCTGTGCTGCGCTATCGGCGACACCGCCGTGGACGGCATTCCGTATGCGGAGATCGTGGAGGAAGCGAGAGGGTATATCCGTTCCGTTGGCGGATTCGAGAAATTTGCGGAATGGGGGCTGTTCTGATGCTGATTGAAAAGAAACAAACGAAGGAGCTCCTCCCCACCGATTACAATCCTCGCAAAGACCTGAAACCCGGCGACTCCGAATACGAGAAGCTGAAACGCTCTATCGAACAGTTCGGATATGTGGAACCGGTTATTTGGAACAAGACCACGGGGCATGTGGTTGGCGGTCACCAGCGTTTGAAGGTCCTCATCGACATGGGCATATCCGAAGTGGAATGCGTTGTGGTGGAGATGGACGAGGAGAAAGAAAAAGCCCTCAACATCGCGCTCAACAAGATCTCCGGCGAGTGGGATAGGAGCAAGCTGGCGCTGCTCATCGCAGATTTGCAGGGCGCGGAATTCGATGTATCCCTTACGGGCTTTGAACCCGCCGAGATCGACGCACTCTTCAAAGAAACGCTCAAGGACTGCGTCAAGGAGGATGACTTCGATGTGGACGCTGAACTGGAGAAGCCCTGCTTCTCCAAGAGCGGAGACGTGTGGACGCTCGGACAGCACAGACTGGTCTGCGGCGACAGCACCAAGGCGGAGACCTTCGACCTTCTTATGGCCGGTCGGAAAGCAAACTTGGTCATCACCGACCCTCCGTACAATGTCAACTACGAAGGCTCGGCGGGCAAAATAAAAAACGACAACATGGCAGACGATGCCTTTTATAATTTCCTCCTGGCGGCATACGTGCAGATGCACGCTGCGATGGCGGACGACGCCTCCATCTATGTGTTCCATGCCGACACGGAAGGGCTGAACTTCCGCAGGGCTTTTGCCGATGCGGGTTTTTATTTGTCCGGCTGCTGCATTTGGAAGAAGCCGAGCCTGGTGCTTGGGAGAAGCCCGTACCAATGGCAGCACGAGCCTGTGCTGTTTGGCTGGAAGAAAAACGGTAAGCATCAGTGGTACACAGGGAGGAAGGAAACCACCATTTGGGAGTTCGATAAACCCAGAAAGAATAGCGACCATCCGACCATGAAGCCCATTCCGCTGCTTGCGTATCCCATTATGAACTCCAGCATGAGCAATACGGTGGTACTGGATCCATTTGGCGGATCGGGAAGTACCCTCATTGCCTGTGAGCAGACTGACCGAATCTGCTATACCGTGGAATTAGATGAAAAGTTCTGCGATGTGATCGTGAAGCGGTACATTGAGCAGGCCAGCTCTGCGGATGGGGTGGCCGTTCAACGTGACGGTCTGATCTACAAATATTCGGAATTGGCGGTATAAGATGGATAATTTGACCCTTGGCAGTTTGTTTGACGGCTCCGGCGGCTTTCCTTTGGGCGGCTTGATTTCCGGCATTACCCCTGTGTGGGCGTCAGAAATTGAGCCGTTTCCTATTCGGGTAACGACTAAGCGGCTGCCTTTTATGAAACACTACGGCGACATCTCCCAGATGGATGGCGGGAAGATCGAACCTGTGGACATTATCACTTTCGGCTCGCCTTGCCAGGATATGAGCGTAGCGGGCAAGCGCAGCGGCTTGGACGGTGAACGCTCAAGCCTTTTTTATGAAGCCATCCGGATCGTAAAGGAAATGAGGTGCGCCACAAATGGCAAATACCCAAGATACATCGTGTGGGAAAACGTTCCCGGCGCTTTCTCATCAAACAAAGGCGAAGACTTTAAGGCCGTCCTCGAAGCGGTCATCGGCATCGCAGAGCCGGATGCCCAGGTGCCTATGCCTGAAAAAGCAAAATGGCCATATGCCGACGTTTACATGGGAGACGGATGGAGCATTGCGTACCGGACTCTTGACGCGCAATATTGGGGAGTGCCCCAACGAAGGAAACGCATCTTCCTTGTCGCAGATTTTGCAGGCCGGGGCGCCGGAAAAGTATTATTTGAGTCCGAAGGCGTGTCAGGGTATTCTGCGGAGAGCTTCCGCGCGTGGCAAGGAGCTGCCTGCCATTTTGAAAGCGGCGCTCGAACGCCAAGCATCCGTTTAAGCGACCGAGACGTTATTGAAGCGGCTGGCTTTTGCACGGAGCATTCCGCGAAGGCGCGGTCGATAGGGTATGAAAAAGAGACGTCCCCTACGCTCCGTGCGGGTGTTGTTCCAGCGGCGATTGCCCTGGAGAACCATCCGACTGACCGTCGTGTGAAGGTTTCTACGGACGGAATGGTACAGACGCTTCCTTCCCGTATGGGAACCGGCGGCAACAATGTGCCGCTTGTGCTAAAGATCCATTCCGGATGCGAGGGAGGCGGCAAAGGTGCGCTCATCCAAGAGGACAGATCTGCTACACTGTCGTGCAATAACGACCAGACGGTTTTCGTACCATCCGTATATGACGGCAAGCAGGTCACATCAAAGACCAATCGTTCTAACCCGCAACCCGGCGCTCCGTGCCACACGCTTGCGGCGGGGAGTGCGGATTCGACGGTGGTCTGCTACGGAATCTGCTCCGACAAGTCTAACGCCATGCTTTCGGACAATCCGCGCAGCGGCGTTTATGAAGCCAACTCCTCGCGCACACTCGATGCAAACGGCGGCAATCCATCCTGTAACCAGGGTGGCATTGCCGTAGTGGAAAGCTATGTTCTTCAAAATCCCATGATCGGTCGGGAGGACAAGAACGGCTTCCAGGGCGACGGTGTGGATGAGGATGTCGCCACCATCGACCGGCATGCGGTGTATGCCATGACCACTGGAGAATTTGCGCAGTTCTGCAAGGAGCGATCGCCAACGCTTATGGCGCGGGATTATAAAGCCCCCACCCTTGTAGCGGAAGGTTTCACCAGCACGATCCAGAACGGGTACACCGTCCGCAGGCTGATGCCTACCGAGTGCGCTCGTTTACAGGGCTTCCCGGATTGGTGGTGCGATGACCTGGGGATCGACGAACCGGCCATGGAGGACATCCGCTATTGGTACGATGTGTTTGAAACGCACCGTAAGATCATGGGGACTTTCTCCAAGCCGAAGACGCAGAAGCAGATTGCCAAGTGGCTGAAAAAACCGTACAGCGACGCCGCCGAGTATAAGATGTGGGGAAACGGCGTCGCTCTGCCGTGCGTGGCTTTTGTGCTTTGCGGCATTGTTTGGTATGCACAAAACACGGGCTGAAATGTGCGGATATAATCTACATCGCAAAAGCGTGGATATAACTGGATATATCGGGACGCCGACGGTAATATGTGACTACCCAAATAAAGGAGGTCACTATCATGACGATCACAATTAAGGCACAGGGCGCGGACCGCAAACGCCTAGTTCAGAACATTTCCAAGTGGCTGGACGTACCCGCAAAATACTGCGGCGCGCCCACTTTCAACTATGAAGTGGATTACTTTTCCATCGACAAGAACGGCAGCCTGCACTTTGACGACCGCGCCGACAACGAAGTTGTAGAGCGTCTCCTCCAGCACATCTGCGACGCGGGCTTTGATATCGATCAGAGCCACACAGAGGATGGGGCGGAAGAATCCGAAATCCCCGTCCATCGCATTTCCGTGCCCCGCGGCCTTTTTACGGAGACAGGCCTTAAAAACCTCAAGGGCATTATTGCCGCCAAGGGCAAACTCATCCGGAAAGCCCTGGCGGTGGATGCCCTCCCCGTAGAGATCTCGGACACGAAGGTCTCTTTTCCCTGGTTTTCGGGCATACCGGCCCCGGAGGAACTCAAAGCATATGACGCCTTCATTGGTAAGCTGTGCGAAATGGCTCGAAATCAGAAGCGTGTGGTGGCAAGGGAGCGGGAAACAGGAAACGACAAATATGCGTTCCGTTGTTTCCTTCTGCGCCTTGGCTTTATCGGAACCGAATTTAAAACCGAACGGAAGATCCTGCTCCGCAACTTGAGCGGTTCTTCCGCGTTCAAAAGCGGTGCGAAGAAAGGGGACGGCTATGAAGTTTCCGAGTAAAGAAACGGTGGAAGCTGTCCGCAGACAATTTCCCAAAGGCTGCCGGGTGGAGTTGGTGCGAATGGACGATGTTCAAGCGCCGCCCGCAGGCACAAGAGGGACGGTCACCGGTGTAGATGATATCGCCAGCATTCTGGTTTGCTGGGACAATGGGAGCAACTTGAACGTGGTCTGGGGCGCAGATGCCTGCCGCCGCATTTGAAAGGATACCATCACCATAATATAGACAATTCCAAAGGGAAATCATTGTGTAGTTTATAGTTGCGAAATGCCTGGATATATCCGCGAACAGACGGTAATATACAGCTACCCAAAGGGGAAACAGCGAGACGGAGGACTACACAATGAAAGAATACAAAGCGCTTAGAGCCCAGGTCGAGAACATCAAAACCGAGAACGACCTCAAAAGCGCGCACATCCGCATTTGCCAAGCCTATAGCGCTGGCCGCATCAGCCACGAGCAGTTCATGAAACTGCGAGAGGGGATGATCGCAAGGAGAGCCGAAAAGGGCTTTTCCTGGGGCAAGGGCATTTGAACAAAGGCAATGGAGGTATGCACCATGTGGAAAGAAGGAAGTATCAAGGTTTGCGGAACCATTTTTCATTACTGGATCAAGCAGTACGATGTGGGTTCATACTTTGGAATTGATGGCGGCAGGATTTCAAAGCTGACGCTGAAGCGAAACGGCGAAATCGTCTGCAGCTACGACAGAGGCTGGGACATTAGGCCGGTTGATGAATCGGCACAGCTTGCCCTGGAGCGCCTACTGCAAAGCGAGAAGAAGTAATTAACCCAAGAAGCTAATTTTACCGGAACGAGCCGAAAGGCTCTGTTCCTCTCTACAGCCACAGGGCTGTTTTTTTATGCCCGCACTTGAGGTATATGAGAGGCAGACGCGCTTTTGAGAAGCGGACGGGCTTTTCGGCTTTAGCTGGAAACAGATGATATGGAACCGGTAGGACGAAGGAGGCGACCACGTATCCGAAAGCTGAAAACATATAAGCCGACGCAATTTAAGGCCGGAAGCTCCCGCTACGATAAGGAGGCCGCCGACTATGCGGTCGCCTTTATTGAATGCCTGTGCCACACCAAGGGTACCTGGGCGAGAAAACCCTTTGAACTGATCGACTGGCAGGAACAGATCATCCGGGATGTGTTCGGGACGCTGAAGCCCAACGGTTACCGCCAGTTTAATACCGCGTATATCGAGATCCCCAAGAAACAGGGCAAGTCGGAACTAGCAGCCGCTGTGGCTCTGCTTCTGACCTGCGGTGACGGGGAGGAACGCGCGGAGGTCTATGGCTGTGCCGCCGACCGGCAGCAGGCATCCATCGTATTCAATGTTGCCGCCGATATGGTTCGCATGTGCCCCGCGCTGTCCAAGCGGGTCAAGATACTGGACTCCCAGAAAAGGCTCATATACCTCCCAACAGGCAGCATCTACCAGGTACTTTCCGCTGACGTTGGAAACAAACACGGCTTCAACACCCACGGCGTCGTATTCGATGAGCTGCACACGCAGCCGAACCGAAAGCTGTTTGACGTCATGACCAAGGGTTCCGGCGACGCGCGGATGCAGCCACTGTATTTTCTCATTACCACAGCGGGTAACGACACCAAGTCCATCTGCTATGAGATCCACCAAAAGGCAAAGGATATCATCGAGGGCAGAAAGATAGACCACACCTTTTATCCCGTTATCTACGGTGCGGATGAGGCGGACGATTGGACGGATCCCAAAGTGTGGAAAAAGGCCAACCCGTCCCTGGGGATCACGGTAGGCATCGACAAGGTGCGCGACGCCTGCGAGTCCGCCAGGCAGAATCCCGGCGAAGAGAACGCATTCCGACAACTCCGACTGAACCAATGGGTCAAACAGGCCGTCCGTTGGATGCCGATGGAGAAATGGGACAACTGCGTCTTTACCGTCAATGAGGACGAACTGGAAGGCCGTGCCTGTTACGGCGGGCTGGACTTGTCCTCCACAATGGATATCACCGCCTTTGTGCTTGTGTTCCCGCCGGAGGACGAGGAGGACAAATACATCATCCTGCCGTACTTCTGGATACCGGAGGACAATATCGATCTTCGTGTTCGGCGCGATCATGTGCCATATGATGTGTGGGAGCGGCAGGGATATCTGCAAACGACAGAAGGCAATGTAGTCCACTACGGCTACATTGAAAAATTTATCGAACGCTTGGGCGAGCGCTACAACATCCGTGAGATCGCCTTCGACCGCTGGGGCGCTGTGCAGATGGTGCAGAACCTTGAGGGGATGGGCTTTACGGTGGTTCCTTTCGGACAGGGTTTTAAGGATATGTCCCCGCCCACAAAGGAGCTTATGAAACTGGTGCTGGAAGAAAAAATCGCCCACGGCGGGCATCCCGTCCTCCGCTGGATGATGGACAACATCTTCATCCGCACCGATCCGGCGGGTAACATCAAGCCGGACAAGGAGAAATCCACAGAGAAGATCGACGGCGCGGTCGCCACTATTATGGCGCTAGACCGGGCGATACGCTGCGGAAACGACAACCAAGCCTCTGTGTATGATGACCGTGGGTTATTATTTATCTAACTCCGTGCAATAATTAACCTGATAGGTAAATTTTCGTTGACTTGAGTCCATTGCTCGATTATACTATTATTAACCTATGTGGTAAATAGTGATGAGCAAAACGCAAGTTTTGCAAAGACGAGGCACAATATATAGATTTCAAGCAAGTCAGACGGAGCTATTTATTGTATTCCCTCTTGAGCAAATCGGAGTTTTGCTCATCCCTGATGTGGTAAACAATGAGGAGGTGATTGGCTGTTTGCAAATTGAATATAAAAATAGAAGCATCGAAAAAGTTTGCGTTAATGCTTCGGCAGCCGAGAGGAAGTATGGATCACGAATGGCTGAGTTGATTCAACAAAGAATTGATCAAATACGTTCTGCGGATAGTGTCGAACAGATGATTCAATTCAAGATCGGTCGATGCCATCCGTTGCATCAGAATCGAGAAGGTCAGTATGCTGTTGACCTTGTTCATCCGCAACGACTCGTGTTTACCAAAAAAGGAATGGAGATAGAAATCGCTTATATTATCGAGATAATTGATTATCATTGATAGTATAGTAAACGAGAGAAGGAGGAAACCATGATGACGAGAAGTCGAAGCTATATTGCCACACCGCCAGGCGCTACGATAAAAGAGCAGCTTGAGGATCGGGGGATGAGCCAAAAAGAGTTTGCTTCTCGCATGAATATGTCGGAGAAGCATATTAGCCACTTAATCAACGGAGAGGTTCAGCTTACCCCAGACGTTGCCTATCGGCTTGAAATGGTGCTTGGACTACCCGCACGCTTCTGGAATAATTTAGAAGCAATCTACAGGGAAAAGATCGCCCTCGCTGAAGCTGAAAATGCTCTCGAAGAGGACATCGAACTTGCGAAAAAGTTACCGTATAAAGAAATGTCCGAATACGGTTGGGTTCCGGCAACGCAGAAAAAAGAAGAACGTGTAATTATGCTGAGAAAGTTCTTTGAAGTTGTGCAGTTGACGGTACTAAGCAACGAAAAACTAATACCTGGTATTGCTTGCCGACGCCTATCTATGAGTGAAAAAGCGGATTTTGCCCTCATCGCCTGGTCTCAAAAAGCAAAACTGGACGCAAGAAGTGTTCAGACAGCTCCAATCGACCTCAAAGGGTTAACAAGCAACATTCCTGCGATTAGGGCGATGACAACAAAGGATCCACAAATATTCTGCGGAGAATTGGTAAAACTACTGGCTGGATGTGGAATTGCAGTTGTATTTCTGCCACATATCGGTGGTTCTTTCCTGCATGGTGCGACTTTTTACGATAAGAACAAGATTGTAATAGGGTTAACTGTAAGGGGAAAAGATGCCGATAAGTTCTGGTTCAGTTTGTTCCATGAAATTGCTCACATATTGCTTGGTCATTTGAACCAAGATGAAGGGACTTCTGAAGCAGATGAAGCAGCAGCAGATGCGTTTGCTAAGAACACGCTAATACCCAATGAAGCGTTTACACGGTTTGTTAGCAATGGCCAGTTTAGTAAAGATTCGATACTCGTATTTGCCAAGGCTGTAGGAATCGATCCCGGAATAGTTGTTGGAAGGCTTCAAAAAGAAGGCTTCATAGAGTTTAACTGGCATAATGACTTAAAAACACGATACCAGATAACAGCGTAAGCCCAGTAACTAGTGTAATTTGGCTAATGATAATGCCCCTATACCACAACCGAATCCCTTAAAACAAAAGCCAATTAAGGGAACGAAAATTTAGCATCTCTTCGGAGGTGCTTTTCTTACGCCCATTTTTTGGAGGGAGCGATTTTTAATGAGTTTTTTTTTCTGGTCTTTTCCGTTCGCGGGATAAGCCCCAAAACAGAACGGCTGGCAGCAGTTACAGCTTTTTCTTCGGCAACACCACCAGCGGCAAGCCGGTGACTGAGCGGACGGCCATGCAGATGACCGCCGTGTATTCCTGCGTCCGTATTCTATCCGAGGCGGTGGCGGGCCTCCCCATCCACGTTTACCGCTACACGGACAACGGCGGCAAGGAGAGGGCTTTGGAACATCCACTCTACCGCCTGCTCCACGATGAGCCGAACCCGGAAATGACCTCGTTCAACTTCCGGGAAACGCTCATGAGCCATCTGCTCTTATATGGCAACGCCTACGCGCAGATCATCCGCAACGCGCGCGGCGAGGTCATGGGCCTCTATCCGCTTATGCCGAACAAAATGAGTGTTGACCGGGACAGGGCAGGCAATCTCTACTACCTCTATTCGTGCGGCTCAGACGATGCGCCTGTGGGTAAGGAGAACGGGCAGGTCTATCTGCTACCCTCCGACGTGCTGCATATCCCCGGCCTTGGATATGACGGGATCGTGGGCTATTCGCCGCTTGCCATGGCAAAAAACGCCGTGGGTATGGCAATCGCCTGCGAGGAATACGGTGCGAAATTCTTCGCCAATGGGGCTGCGCCTGGTGGTGTCCTCGAACATCCCGGCATCATCAAAGACCCGCAAAAGGTCAAGGAGAGCTGGAACGCAGTTTATCAGGGGAGCGGCAATTCGCACAAAATCGCTGTGCTCGAAGAAGGAATGAAGTATCAAGCAATCGGCATCTCACCGGAGCAGGCGCAATTCCTTGAGACGCGGAAATTTCAAATCAATGAGATTGCCCGCATTTATCGGGTGCCGCCGCATATGGTCGGCGATTTGGAGAAATCCAGCTTTTCAAACATCGAGCAGCAGAGCTTGGAGTTCGTGAAATATACGCTTGACCCATGGATATGCCGCTGGGAGCAATCGCTATCCCGGAGGCTTTTTACCGAGAACGAAAAACGGACGTATTTTATCCGCTTCAATGTAGAGGGGCTGTTGCGCGGTGATTACCAAAGCCGCATGAACGGTTACGCGGTTGCCAGGCAGAACGGCTGGATGAGCGCCAACGATATACGCGAGTTGGAAAACCTCGACCGTATCCCAGCGGAGGCGGGTGGAGACCTGTATCTCGTCAACGGCTCCATGACGAAGCTGGCCGACGCGGGCGCGTTTGCCGCGAAAATAGAAACGGAGGTATCGACAAGTGAATAAATTCTGGAACTGGGTGCGGAACTCCGATGAGAGTCGTACCCTCTATCTTGACGGGGTCATCGCCGAGGAGAGCTGGTTTGACGATGATATTACCCCTACAGCCTTCAAGAAGGAGCTTCTATCTGGCGAGGGGGATATTACCGTTTGGATCAATAGTCCGGGAGGCGATTGCGTGGCAGCCTCTCAAATTTACAGCATGCTCATGGATTACAAGGGTAACGTCACTGTCAAGATCGACGGCATTGCCGCAAGCGCGGCAAGCGTGATCGCCATGGCTGGCACGGAGGTACTCATGTCACCTACGAGTCTTCTCATGATCCATAACCCGTTGACTGTGGCCGTCGGTGACAGTGCGGAAATGCAGAAGGCTATCGCCATGCTGGATGAAGTAAAGGAGAGTATCATCAACGCCTATGAGATCAAGACTGGCCTGTCGCGTGCCAAACTGTCCCACTTTATGGATGCAGAGACCTGGATGAACGCAAAGAAAGCTATTGAGTTGGGTTTTGCGGACGATCTGCTATTCAAATCCCAGGAAGGGACTGCTGCGATGGAGGACAGTTTTACTTTCTCCCGCAGGACTGTGACGAACTCGCTTCTGGCAAAACTGCCAAAGATGCAACAGACCATAAATAAGCAACCCGTGGAGCCGCTTTTGAAGCGGCTTTCTTTATTGCATCGATAAAAAGGAGGAATTTTACATGAACAAGATTTTGGAACTGCGCGAGAAACGTGCTAAGACATGGGATGCTGCCAAGGCGTTTCTGGACACCAAGCGTGGCAGCGACGGCCTTTTGAGCGCCGAGGATGTTGCGATCTATGAGAAGATGGAGGCCGATGTAGTCGATCTAGGCAAGGAAATCGATCGCTTGGAGAGGCAGACTGCATTGGACGCAGAGCTTTCCAAACCTACTGCAAGCCCACTTACCGGCAAGCCCACCACCGCTACCGGGGAAAAGACTGGCAGAGGTTCAAAAGAATACCGCAAGTCTTTCTGGAGCGCGATGCGCGCAAAGAATTTAAGTATGGAAGTGTCTAACGCGTTGCAGGTGGGCACGGACACCGAGGGAGGCTATCTGGCGCCGGACGAGTTTGAACGCACGCTCATTGAGGCGTTGGAGGAGGAAAACATGTTCCGCTCTCTGGCCCACGTCATCCAGACCAGCTCCGGCGACAGGAAGATTCCCGTAGTTGCTACCAAGGGTACGGCTTCGTGGGTAGATGAGGAAGGCGCAATCCCAGAGAGCGACGATAGCTTCGGCCAGGTCACGATCGGCGCATATAAGCTTGGCACCATGATCAAGGTGTCAGAAGAACTGCTCAACGACAGCGTCTTCGATTTGGAGGCGTATATCTCCCGTGAGTTTGCCCGCCGTATCGGCAACAAGGAGGAGGAAGCCTTCTTCACCGGCGACGGCACCGGCAAGCCGCTGGGTGTACTGGCGGAAACGGGCGGCGCGGAGGTTGGCGTGACCGCTAGCGCGGCGGCCACCTTTACCGCTGATGAGATTTTTGACTTGTTCTATTCTCTGAAAGCGCCCTATCGCAGAAGCGCAGTCTTCGTTATGAACGATGCGACCGTGAAAGCGCTGCGCAAGCTCAAAGACAACAACGGCCAGTATCTGTGGCAGCCGGGTCTTACCGCCGGAGCACCGAATACCCTGCTGAACCGCCCAGTTTATACCTCCGCGTTCATGCCCGCTCTGGAAGCGGGCGCGAAATCTGTCCTGTTCGGCGATCTGTCCTATTATTGGGTGGCTGATCGGCAGGGTCGTTCCTTCCGCCGTCTTGGCGAGCTGTTTGCCCCGACCGGTCAGGTGGGCTTCCTCGCGACCCAGCGCGTGGATGGCAGGCTCATCTTACCGGAGGCTGTGAAGGTCATGCAACAGAAATCTGCGTGAGAAAAGGAGGCGGCGTGCCATGACATTGCTTGAGAAAGTTAAAACGAACCTTATTTTGCAGCATAACCAAGACGACGTGCTTCTGCAATCGTTCATCGCAGCCGCCGTTTCCTATGCAGAGAGTTACCAGCATTTATCGGAGGGGCATTACCTTGATAGCCAGATGCCGCCCACCACCGAGCAGGCGGTTATCATGCTGGCGTCGCACTTTTATGAGTCACGGGACGGCAGTACGGGCGGCTTTTTCGCGGATAACATTCAAGCTGGGCAGCAGGTATGGAATACGGTCAATCTGCTGCTCCGGCTGGACCGACGGTGGAAGGTATGAGCTTTGGCAAAATGCGTGCGCTTGTTCAAATCCTCTCCACCGAAGCGGTCAAGGACAGCGAGGGCTTTTCCACCTCTCGGGATACGGTGCTGGCTGAGGTGCGGGCCTATCACGAGGCGCGGCATGGCAGCGAACGCTGGGCCAACCGGGCCGCCTTTTCCGAGGCCACGGATTTATTCCGGTTCCGGGCGATCCCCGGCGTGAAGATCACAACGAAGCTGTTTCTGCATTGTGAGGGCTGCCGGTATGACATTACCAGCGTGGAGGACGTAAAGGGGCGCGGAATGTATGTGGAAATCTTAGCGAAAAAGGTGGTGGCGGCAAATGGCTAAGGCGAGTTTCAAAATGCCGGATGAGTTTCTTCTGCGCCTCTCTCGTCTGGGGGAGAAAACCGACGAGATCATTCCAAAGGTGCTGGAAGCGGGCGCGGATGTGGTAGAAGAAAAGGTGCGCTCCAATCTGCGCGCCGTAATTGGCCGGGATACCAAAGAGCTGTCCCGATCTACCGGCGAGCTGCTGTCCTCTCTCGGCGTATCTCCGGCGAAGCTCGATCGGGACGGCAATTACAATGTTAAGGTAGGCTTTGCGGAGCCGCGCTCGAGCGGGGAAAGCAACGCCATGATTGCAAACATACTGGAATACGGCAAAAGCGGCCAGCCGCCTAGGCCGTTTCTGAAACCGGCGCAATCGGCGGCTCGCGCGCCTTGCGTGGAGGCGATGATAAACGCCTTTGAACGGGAGGTGGAAAAGCTGTGAGCCTGCTCGAAGAATTGAACGGACGCCTTGGAACGCTGGGGATCTCCATAGAGACCGGCGTTTTCAGCGATACGCCACCGGAGGAGTACCTGGTAATCACGCCGCTAGCGGACAGCTTCGCCCTTCCTGCGGACAATACGTCGCTTTATGAAATACAGGAGGCGCGGCTTTCCTTCTTCAAAAAGGGCGGCTATACCAAACAGAAAAACCGAATTGTTCGCGCCCTCTTGGACGCGGAGATCACCATAACCGACCGCCGGTACATCGGGCATGAGGACGACACCGGCTACCACCATTACGCCATTGACGTGGCGAAGCACTACCCATTGAAGGAGGAATGAAGATGGCGACCATCGGCTTGGATAAGCTATTTTACGCTCCGATCACGGAGGAAGAAAACGGCGACGAAACCTACGGCTCCCCGGTCATGCTGGCGAAAGCCATGACGGCGGAGCTTTCGGTTGAACTCAACGAGGCCATATTGTACGCGGACGACGGGCCGTCCGAGATCGTGAAGGAGTTTAAGAACGGCGCCCTGTCCCTCGGCGTGGACGATATTGGTGTGGCCGCTGCGCGGGCGCTGACCGGCGCACAGGTGGATGATAACGGCGTTCTGATCTCCGCTAGCGAGAACGACGGCTCGCCCGTGGCCGTGGGCTTCCGCGCCTGCAAAGCAAACGGCGCATACCGGTATTTCTGGCTGTACCGGGTCAAATTCGCGGTGCCAGCCACCAACCTCGCCACCAAGGGCGACAGCATCACCTTCTCTACCCCTACTATCGAAGGCACGGTCATGCGCCGCAACAAGCTGGACGGCAAGGGCCAGCACCCGTGGAAGGCTGAGGTCAACGAGGACGATACGAGTGTGGCAGCGGCGACTATTTCCGGCTGGTATAACGCCGTATATGAGCCTGTGTTCGAACCCGCGCCGGAACCCGGCGCATAAGGAGGATACCCATGCAAGAGGAAAGAAGCGCCGCCATTGAGATCGGCGGAAAACCATATGAGATGTTGCTCACCACTCGCGCCACCAAAGAGATCGCCGGGCGATACGGCGGCCTTGAAAAGTTGGGCGATAAGCTCCTGAAATCCGAGAACTTCGAGATGGCGCTCGACGAAGTGGTGTGGCTCATTACCCTGCTTTGCAATCAAAGCATCCTCGTCCACAACCTGCAAAATCCGGAGGATAAGCGGGAACCCCTCACAACGGAGGCCGTGGAGCTTTTGACCTCGCCCCTCGAGCTTGCGGAATATAAGACTGCCATTATGGAGGCTATGTTCCGTGGCACGCGCCGGTATGTGGAAAGCGAGAACGAACCCGAAAAAACGTCCCAGCCGGGTAAGCGATGAAGAACGCTTTGCCCGGCTGATCTTCTACGGCGTAACGCTGCTCGGACGGACCGAAGCCGAGGTCTGGCTTATGCCCTTCGGCCACTTGCTCGATCAATGGGAGATTTACAAGCAGTTCCACAACATGACGCGACCCAAACGCGAGTTGTTTATTGAAGATGTAATTCCAGCGGGAATTTAAGAGTAAGCGTATTGGGGCGCTTTTTTGCTGCCGGAAGGAGGTGGTGTTCCGTGGCGGACAACTTTGGCTTGAAAATCGGCGTCGAGGGCGAAAAGGAGTTCAAACAGGCGCTATCGGACATCAACCGGCAGTTCAAGGTGCTTGGGAGCGAGATGAACCTTGTGACCTCGCAATTCGATAAGCAGGATAAATCCATGGAGGCGTTGGCCGCCCGCAACGGCGTACTTTCCAAGGAGATCGAGGCGCAAAAGGGGAAAATCGACACACTCAAGGCGGCGTTGGACAATGCCGCTTCTTCGTTTGGCGAAACGGACAAACGCACCCTCGCGTGGCAGACCCAGCTCAACAACGCCCAAGCCGAACTCAACAAAATGGAGCGCGAGCTTTCGGAGAATAACCGGGCGCTGGACGAGGCCGCAAAGGGCTTTGAGGATGCGGAAAAGCAGGCGGACGAGTTTGGCGACGAGGTGGAGAAATCCGCCAAAGAAGCGGACAGCGCCGGAGGCAAGTTTGAAAAGCTCGGCTCTATCGTCAAGGGCGTGGGCGCGGCTATGGCCACCGCTTTTGCCGCCGTGGGAGCCGCGACAGTCGCCGCTGCCAAGGCGCTCACGGATATGACCGTGGGCGCGGCGGCATACGCGGACGAGATACTCACCGCTTCCACCGTCACCGGCATGAGCACCGAAAGCCTGCAGGCGTATAAATACGCCGCCGAGCTGGTGGACGTGCCATTGGAAACGCTCACCAAGAGCATGGCGAAGAACGTGAAATCCATGTCCACAGCCCAATCCGGCACCGGCGCTATGGCCGAAGCCTACGCCAAGCTGGGCGTGGCCGTCACCGACTCCAGCGGGCAGCTCCGGGACAGCGAGACGGTCTATTGGGAGGCTATCGACGCGCTGGGCGGCGTGACGAATGAAACAGAGCGGGATGCTATCGCCATGCAAATATTTGGCAAGTCCGCGCAGGAACTCAATCCCCTGATCGCGCAGGGCAGCGCGGGCATTGCCGCGCTCACCGAGGAAGCCAAGCGCATGGGCGCGGTCATGTCGGACGAGCAGCTTGCCGACCTCGGTGCGTTCGACGACAGCATCCAGCGGCTCAAGGCAGGAAGCGCGGCGGCAAAGAATGCGCTGGGTCTGGTGCTGCTCCCTCAGTTGCAAGCGTTGGCGACGGACGGCGTTTCACTCCTTGGCGACTTTACGAAGGGTATGCTGGATGCGGGCGGCGATTGGTCGAGGATCAGCGAGGTCATCGGCAACGCTGTTGGTGGTATAGCGGATCTGCTGCTCTCCAACCTTCCGAAAATCGTGGAGGTCGGCACAAATATCGTACTGTCGCTGGTGCAGGCTGTATCTGAAAACACCCCCGCGCTGGTCGATGCGGCTGGGCTTATGCTTTCCACCCTGATCGACGGCTTTATCAAAGCATTGCCGAAGATCACCGAGGGCGCGGTCAAGCTGGTTGCAACGCTGGTCAAGGGCATTTCCGAAAACCTGCCCAAACTCGTTGAGGCCGCCATTCAGATGATCGCCACGCTGGCGCAGGGCGTCGCCGAGGCGCTGCCCGAGCTGATCCCCGCCGTGGTGGAGGCGGTCGCGACCATTGTGCAGACCTTGGCCGACAATCTGCCGCTGCTCCTCGAAGCCGGCTTACAGCTTCTCATGGGCTTGGTGCAGGGTATCCTCGACGCGATCCCTCAACTGATAGAGGCGCTGCCCGCCATCATCACCGCCATTGTGGAGTTTATCGTTGGTGCAATCCCCCAGATTATCGAGGCGGGCATCCAACTTTTGACCTCTCTGGTGGAAGCCCTGCCCGATATTATCACGGCCATCGTGGAGGCGATCCCACAAATCATTGACGGCATCGTTGCTGCGCTCATGGAGTCCATTCCCTTGATTGTGCAGGCGGGCATCGACCTCTTGGTGGCGCTCATTCAGGCGCTCCCAGACATTATTGTCACTATCGTGGAGGCGCTGCCGCAGCTTATTACCGGCATCGTGGAAGGCTTGCTCGGCAACATCGACAAGATTATCATGGCCGGGGTACAGCTGTTTGTGTCGCTGATCGAGAACCTTCCCACCATCATTGTGGAAATCGTCAAAGCCGTGCCGCAGATCATTGCGGGTATCGTGGAGGCATTCGGAAACCTGCTCTATAAGATCGTGGAAGTGGGTGCGAGCTTGGTCAAGGGCCTGTGGGAAGGCATTCAAAGCATGATCTCCTGGCTCTGGAACAAGGTCAGCGGCTGGGTGAGCGGGCTTGTGAACGACATCAAGGGCGCGCTGGGTATCCATAGCCCCTCCACAGTATTTGCCGGTATCGGTGAGAACATGGGCCTCGGCCTCGGCAGGGGCTTTGTAGAGGCCATGCACGGTGTGGAACGGGATATGCAGCGGGCGATCCCCACGGACTTTGATGTGGATGCCAGCGTCGGCGGAGCATTCGCGGGCGTTGGCAGCGCCGCAGGCCCGGCCCACGCCTTCAACGTTACCATCCCGCTCACGCTCGACGGCGCGACGCTGGGGCGCATCCTCGCGGAGATCCAATGGACGCAGCAGGCCGTGTATGTGCGCAATTTAGGGACGGTTTGAGAAAGGAGGGCATATGCCGGTTGAGATTTATAGCGGCGAAACACTCGCAACTACCCTGCCGGGCGTCCTGACCGCCTCCATCTGCGAAAAGCTGGATGGCACCCTCACCTTTGATTTTACGGCACTGCAAAAAGGCGCCGTTCCCATATCGCCCGGCATGATCGCCAAGCACGACGGCCAGTATTACAGCATAGTCCGGGTCAAGCGCGGATTTACCGGCGGCATGGAGAGCAGCGCCGTATCCTGTGAGCATATCTCGTATATCCTCAACGATGCCGCATACAACCTCGTGACCTTCGTATTCGAGGGGTATCCGCAGGACGGGCTTGCCCGGCTGTTGCAAGGCACGCCCTTTACGGTGGGAATCGTGGAACCGACCGCTATAGTGGAGTGCGCCTTTACGGATAAAAGCCCCCTCAACCGCCGCAGCGCGCTCATGCGTTTCGCGGACACTTGCGGCGGCGAGCTGGAGTACGACGGGTACGCGATCCACATCCGCACCCATCGCGGGAGCATCACCCGTAAAACGCTCATGGATGGAAAGAACGTTACCAGCCTTTCCGCCACTTTCGATTCCCGCAAAGGGACACAGGCATATGAAATCCGGTTGCATAAGCTGGTGGCGCTTTCGGTGGGCGACGAGGTCAACATTACCTACCGGCCCCTGTCTATCCATGTGGATACCCGCATTGTTGGGCTGACCTATAATCCCTTTGACCGCCACACCGTGCGCATGGAGGTCGGGGACTACATGCCAAACCTGCTGGCCGCGCAAGCGGAGCGGTTGGAGGGCATTGTGCAGACGTTTACAGCGGCAAATGGGCGGTTGGAGTCGAAAATGACCGATGCCGAAGGCGCGATTTCCCTCTTGCAGCAAAACATCTCCGGCATCTCTACTCGGATACAGGATGCCGAAGGAAATATCTCCGCGCTCTCGCAAACGGTCGGCGGTTTTAATGCGCGCATAGAGACAGCCGAGGGGGCCGTTGCTACCATGGGCCTGACCGTGGATGGCTTCAATGTCCGTTTAACAGATGCGGAAGGCAACTTCTCTGCACTCTCTCAGACGGTTGATGGCTTTGACGCGCGCATTACGGACGCGGAGGGCAACGTCTCTCAGCTCACACAGACCGTCAATAGCTTTGATACCCGTATTTCCGATGTGGCGGGCAGCGTTTCCACCATTACGCAAAACGTGAACAGCATTACCACGCGGGTGACGAATGCGGAGCAGGACATCTCCACCGTGGAGCAGACGGCGAATAAGATCAGTTGGATCGTGGCCTCCGGCTCGTCCTCCTCGAATTTCACTGATCTCGCTGGTATCCGCAGGTATCAACATCACGGGCTATGTCACGATCAACGCGCTCAAGACTGCCGGACAGACCGTTATAAACGGCGGCAACATCACCACCGGCAGCATAAAAGCGGAGCGGATTGCAAGCGGTACGCTCACGAGCATGACGATCTCCAACGCCAACATCAAGATGGACGGATCGAGTATTACATTCCTTAACGCGAACGGCGCGATCAAGCGCGGCACGAGCGGGAGCCTGCAAAACATCCTTTCGTTCACTTCCCAGGCTATGGTGATCGGGGCATACTCCGGCAACGCGGTAAACACGCTGTCCATCCCCATGCAGACGATCACGCTCGGATACAGCGCGTCATATACCACGCTCACGCTTTCAGCAAACACCACAAACTCCGGTACGTTTAAATGCACGGGCGCGGCGACATTCAGCGGCAGCGCGTCCCACGCGAGCACCTCGTCTTTTACCGGCGCTGCCACCTTCAACGGTACGGCCACATTCGCTTCCACCTGTACGCATAACGGAACAACCAACTTAAAAGCAACCTCTGTCAGCGGTGCGCTCAGCTGCTCGAGCACGGCGACCTTCTCCGGCGCAACGCGCTTTACGGGCAGTATTGGCTTTTATGGCGCTTCAGCGGTTTCCAAGGTTTCTGTCGCGACCTGCTCTGCCGCCAATATTTCCACAGTCTATTCAAAGTTGAATGAGCTGATCAACCGCCTCAAAACGATGGGGCTGGTTTAACAGCCGGAAGGAAAAGAATATGAAGCTATTGACCATTCTTAACGCCGCGCCCGCGTTGCAACGGCTATGCGCGGAACCCATCGATATGAAGGCCGCCTACGCGATCCATAAGCGCCTGCCGGAGCTTGACCGCTGTATTGATTTCTTCAATGCCGAACGGGAGAAGATCCTGCGGGAGCATAAGGGCGGGGAGGTGGAAGCAAAACTCCGGGCACTATTGGACTTTGAGGCAGACTATTGCGCGGAGCCGATCCCCTTACGGGTCAAAGAGGGCGCGCGTTTGTGCGTAAACGATATTTCCCTGTTGCAGGGCTTCATTACATTTGAGGAGGACTAGAACAATGAAAACGATCTGGAACTGGATACAGACGGTCCTCGCGGCCATGGGTGGCGCGCTGGGCTGGTTTATCGGCGAGATGGACGGGTTTCTGTATGCCCTGATCGCCTTTGTGGTGGTGGATTACATCACCGGTATACTGTGCGCAATCATCGATAAACGGCTGTCAAGCAACGTGGGCTTCAAGGGCATATTTAAGAAACTGCTTATTTTTATCATGGTGGGTGTCGGCCATGTAGTGGACGCGCAGTTGATCGGCGACGGCAGCGTCCTTCGCACGGCCATCATCTTCTTCTATATCTCCAACGAGGGCGTGAGTCTGTTGGAGAACGCGGGGCATGTGGGCCTTCCCATCCCGCAAAAGCTCAAGGATGTGCTGGCGCAGCTCCATGACCGGGCGGAGGAGGGAAGAGATGGGAAATCTGAGTGATTTTATCCTGTACTTGAACGAGCAGGCTGCGAACCACAGCATCTATGTTTGGGGCGCGCAGGGACAGCAGGGGACGGACATTACGGAAGCGTGGATTCGGAAATGCGAGACGAGCGAAAAAAATGCCGAGCGCGCGATTGCGTATTGGAGGGAGCAATGCGAAGCCGGGTACGGCGGCGTGCTCCGCGCGTTTGATTGTTCCGGCCTTGGCGTGTATTTCCTGCTGGATCGAGGGCTTATCCGCTCGGACATGACAGCGCATGGCCTTATGCGCAACTGTTTGCGCATCCCTAAGCGGGAGCTGCGGACCGGCGATTTCGTGTTCCATGTCAACTTATTGGGCAAAGCTTCGCATATCGGGTACGTGGTGGATCGCGCGCGGACCGTGATCGAAGCGAGAGGGCGCGACTACGGCGTCGTAAAGGGCGGACTGGACGGCCGGTGGAACGCATATGGCAGACCCCTTTACTGGGTGGACGATGAAGTTGCACAGTTGGAGGGCACCGGACAGCGCGATTTTATGTTTACGCGCGTGCTGAAATACGGCGTGCGCGGTGAGGATGTATGCGCGCTGAAGCGGCTTCTGCTCTCGGCGGGGTTCGGAGGTTTGACGCTTTCAAACCAGAACTTCCTTAGCGCGACCCGGAATACAGTGAAACGCTATCAGCAAGCGCATGGGCTTGTCGTGGATGGAAAGGCCGGCCGGGAGACGATCGCCTCGCTTGGCGGGGTGTGGAACGGGTGATACGGAGGTAGAAATGCTGCGCGAACAGAAAGAAAACATTCTTCAGATGCGGGCGGATGGACAAGGATACGCGAAGATCGCAGAAGCGTTAGTGCTGCCGGTAAATACGGTGAAGTCGTATTGCAGGCGAAACGGGTTGACGAACAGCGCGCTGAAAAATGGCGGCGTCTGCAAACATTGCGGGCGGCCGATCTGCGGCGCGAAGAAAAGCAAACCGAAGAAGTTTTGCTCCGACGCGTGCAGGATGGCATGGTGGACGGGACATAGGGACCAGATGACAAAAAAAGCGGTATATCTTCTGACCTGTATCTATTGCGGAAAGGCGTTCGAAAGCTATGGAAACAAGAAACGGAAATATTGCTCTCACCGCTGTTATATCGCGGACCGGTTCGGGGGGAACGGGGAAGCGTGACACCTGTTTTTCAAGCGTCGCGGGATACTGCTCGGCTATGGCGTTGGCGAGGCAAATGCTGCAACAAAGGCTGATCGATCAGGAGGAGTACCGAAAGATCGACGCGGCTATGGGCGAACGGCACGGGCTGCCCGCCCACTCTATATTTCGCGATACCGCTTGATAATCTGGGCCTTTCGAGGTAATATGTCACACACCAAAGAAGTATTGGGGTGAGATTATATGGAGCGCATTATAACGCGAGTTGCGGCACCGCCGAAACTGCCCGTGAAGCAGCGGGTTGCCGCATATGCGAGGGTATCCTCTGGTAAGGACGCGATGCTGCATTCCCTGTCTGCACAGGTCAGTTATTACAGTGGCTATATTCAGCGGCATGCGGGATGGGAGTATGTGGGCGTATATGCGGACGAAGCGAAAACGGGGACAAAGGATAATCGGGAGAACTTCCAGCGCATGCTTTCGGACTGCAGGGCGGGGAAAATCGACCTTGTGATCACGAAATCCATCTCCCGTTTCGCACGAAACACAGTCACGCTGCTTGAGACCGTGCGGGAGTTGAAACGGCTCGGCGTCGACGTTTATTTTGAGGAACAGAACATTCACAGCATTTCCGGGGATGGCGAGCTCATGCTTACCATCCTCGCTTCCTATGCGCAGGAAGAAAGCCTGTCTGCCAGCGAAAACCAGAAATGGCGGGTGCGGCGGAACTTCGAGGATGGAAAACCATGGAATTGCACTTTGTTGGGATACCGAAACAGGGATGGCAAGCTTGTTGTTATTCCGGAAGAAGCGGCGATCGTCAAGCGCATCTTTTCGGAGTACTTGGCGGGCAAAGGAATCGAAACGATCGCGCGGGAGTTAAACGCAGACCGTGTGGCGACGCGGACCGGGGAGAGCTGGTACAAAAGCGGCGTGATGGGAGTACTGCGCAATTATGCGTATACGGGGAACCTCATTTTACAAAAGACCTATATCGAGGATCCTATTACAAAACGCAAACGCCTGAACCGGGGCGAACTGCCGAAGTTCCTCGCAAGCAATACACACGAGCCGATCATCCCGATCGAACAATACGAGGCGGTGCAGTGCGAGATCGCGTCCAGAGCAAGGAAGTACACGCGCCGATTTACAAGCGTCAACTCATATCCGTTCACCAAGATGCTTGTTTGTGGGAAATGCGGCAAGTCCTATCGAAGGAAGACAACGGACACGGGAGCGGTTTGGATATGCTCTACATACAATACGCTAGGCAAAGCGGCCTGCGCTTCGAAACGGGTCCCGGAAGCGGCGCTTGAGGCTGCCGCGGCCGCTGCCATGGGTACGCCCGATTTTGATGCGGCGGAATTTCGCGCCAGTGTGCAAAGCGTCGTTGTTGAAGGGAATAACCGTTTGACGTTCCATTTTAAGGACAGCAAGCCGGTAGCGCAAACATGGCGGGACCGCTCCCGCAGCGAGAGCTGGACGGAAGAAATGCGGGAAGCTGCGCGGGAATATGCGAAGATGCGAAGGAGGGGGGCATATGGAACAGGCGAAGCGGAGCGTCCGGGTCATTCCGCCGACGATTGATCCAAAGGCGCGGTTTTTGACCGCTGCGCCTACCGCGAAGCGGCGCGTCGCGGGGTATGCCCGCGTATCTACCAGCAGCGAAGAACAGCTCACCAGCTATGAAGCACAGGTGGATTACTACACGCGTTTCATCCAAGCACGGGCGGATTGGGAATTCGTAAAAGTGTACACGGACGAGGGGATATCGGCTGTGAACACGCGCGGACGCGACGGATTCAATCGGATGCTTCAGGACGCGCTCGCTGGAAAAATCGATCTGATCATAACCAAATCCGTCAGCCGCTTCGCGCGGAACACGGTCGATAGCCTTACGGCGGTCCGCAAGCTCAAAGAAAAAGGCGTCGAGGTATATTTTGAGAAAGAAAACATTTATACGCTCGACAGCAAAGGTGAACTCCTGATCACCATAATGTCCTCGCTCGCGCAGGAGGAGAGCCGCTCGATCTCGGAGAACGTGACTTGGGGACAGCGCAAGCGCTTTGCGGACGGCAAGGTGAGCATGCCGTACAAGCGTTTTCTCGGCTATGACAAAGGCGCGGACGGCCTGCCCATGATCAACGAAAAGGAAGCGGAGGTTGTGCGCAGGATCTACCGGCTTTATCTGGAGGGTAAGACCGCTTCCGGGATATGCGGAGAATTGGAGGCGGCGGGCATACCGACGCCCGCGGGCAAACAAAAATGGAGCCAAACGACAGTCAATAGCATTTTGCGAAACGAAAAATACAAAGGAGACGCGCTTCTGCAAAAACGGTTCACTGTTGATTTCCTGGAAAAGAAGATGAAACCCAACGAAGGGGAAGTGCCGCAGTACTACGTGGAAAATAGCCATCCGGCCATTATCTCCGCCGAGGAGTTTGATCTGGTACAGCAGGAGATCGAACGTCGGAAACGGTTCGGGCGTTCTTACAGCGGGAGCAGCGCGCTCGCGTCTAAGTTGATCTGCGCGGACTGCGGCGGGTTCTACGGACAGAAAGTGTGGCACTCCACCGACCGATACCGGCGGGTCGTTTACCAGTGCAACGCCAAGTTCAAAAACGAAAGGAGGTGCTCGACGCCACATCTCGAAGAGACGCGAGTTCAAGCTATGTTTCTAAAAGCCTATGATACGCTGATGGGAGACCGGGAGAGCGTGATTGCGGATTGCGAAGCGATGCGCGCGATGCTTTGCGATTGCAGGGAACTTGACACGGAGATAAGGGACTTGGACGCGGCCGCCGCCGGGATCGCCGGGCAGATCCAGCTATGCATATCTAAAAACGCAGCTTCCGCACAGGATCAGGAGGAGTATGCGCGCGGATACAACGCGCTGGCCGCAAGGTATGAGGAAACCATGAAACGGCGGGATTCCGCAATGGCGAAAAGGGCGAAGCTGCGGGAACGGGACGAGGCGTTGCGGCTTTTCCTGGAAGCAGTCCGTCAACAGCCGTTGATCCTGCAACGGTGGGATGAGCGGGTCTGGAACACGCTTCTGGAAAGCGGCACGGTGTGCCGGGACGGAAGCATCCGCTTCTTATTCCGGAACGGCGTTTTGATCGAGGTTCCGGCGCCGGGCGCGCGGTGA